GAGAACCGCCCACAGATCGCCGCAGGAATTCCCTGGATAATCTCCAACTGGATGAACCAGACGCTGGGGACTCTGGTGCCGGAGTACAGTTACAGAGCTTCTGAGAAAAAGCTCTCTGAGTTCCTGGAGGCACGGAAAAAGTCGAACGAGGTTCACACCCTCTCCACTGACTTTGGTGCCATGGACTCCACGGTCTACCACGAGACCCAGGAAGCAGTGGAGCGCAAGCTCCTGCGAATCCTGACTCCGAGACTCACTCAGAGACTTGCTGAGTTTGGATTTCCCCGAGAGGCGATTGACCAGTCTCTCAAGTGGATGACTGCCGCGGTCAAGACGACCAAGTTCTTCACGAAGATAGGGAAGATCATCGTGAAGAGAAGAGGTGGCAGAGCCTCGGGTGATCCCTCAACCACCTGGGGCAACACCCTCACGACCATCATGTTCGCCAAAACATGTATGCGGAGGGCAGGCGTCCGGGTCACCGGGAAAGTATCGGGGGATGATCTTACGGTCTTCTCTGCATCGCGGGATGACATTCTCGCCTTGCGTGACGTCATGCTCAACGCGACGTCTCGATCCCCGGATGATGATGGAATCCACAGCGGATTCGTCATCGACCCTGAGGAGTGCGTCTTGGACATCAACAGAGCAACCTTCTGCTCGAAGACACTCCATGTCGCCGAAGCGGCCGTAATTCCGAAGTTGACCAACTTCTACTTCAATTCCCGCCTGTACACAGGCAGCAACTCGGAAATCCTGAAGAATTGGAGAATCCACCGCTATGCAGTGGCCTTAAGCAGGCTCCTAGCAGCGGGAAGCTCGCAGATTCTGCAGGACTACGCCCTGCAAATGGTCAGGGACATGTGGGTGTTCAAGTCCAGCGCTGAAGCTGTCACCCACCTGACAAAATTCGTCGCCGAGAAGAAGATCGACTACTTCAAGATGTTCGGCGACTTTTGGGAGGAGCAGGAAGTCCACCACAGCGACGACGTGGACTACCTTGTAGCCCATGAGGCCAAGACGGAGAAGATAAACCTCGACGTCATGCTGGAGCAACCAGACTTGAACGTCAAGTACTACCTCCTGGCAGGAACCCGCTCCCACCACGCCGGAGTCCAGAAGACTTACGGCACCCAGGCAACACTGGTGCAGCAAAGCACCGCCGAGTCGGCAGACTCTAACAAAAGTGCAAGCTAAACGTCTTTAGAGCGTGACCGGTGGGAGAGACCACCACCACTACCAAGGCAGCACACGCTGACCTTCAAGTCTGGGG